TCAGCGTCTTGGTCTCGAGGATACTGGAACTCTTCCTATCTTGCGGGCACGTATTAAGGAAGCGAGAGAAGGTTCTGTTGAAGACCTATTTAAAAATTACGAGCTTACACAAAGTAAGGATGAGTCTTCATGAGAAGATTACACAGATATTTGACGATGAGTTGGAGGATCGAGTAAATACGATACTCAACGAGTATGCCCTAACAATCTCAAAAAAGCATGCAATCCCTTTGGAACTTTTACTCAAAGATATCCCAACGTCGTTTGTAACTACAACGTGTAAGGGAACAAAGTCTGATGGCAATCGTTGTACTTTCCGGTCATTGTACAATGGCTACTGTCGGCATCACAAATCCCAAGGTGAACGTATATGTCAGAGAACGTTCTCAAGTTCAAGTCTACACAACCATGGACCAGAACAGATGTTTGTCCGAGGGTGTCCAGGATGTGAGTCCTCAAAGGAGCTTATAGATTTGGGGGTCTAATATAGTAATGAGCAAAAACGATATTCTACTAACATCCATAAACAATTTTTACGACAATGAGAAGAATAGATCTACACTACTCACTATATTAGACAAGTCAAGTGGTATTTCTCTCCGCAATTTGGAGTGGTTTATCACAAACTATGCAAAGAAGAATCACACATCCTACGAAACCGGTGATGGAAAGCTATTCACAGTCCACTGTGCTTACAAGTCAAGTCTCAATGGTTACAGTAAGCAACTCTTTGACCCATTCTGCCGGGCTCAGAAGTTTCCCTATACAGTGCCTGGGACATCTCATGAAATTCAAACAACCTTGGCGCAATTGAATTTCATCAAATGGTGTATAAAAAATAATATCATTGACTACATCACCAACAATAAGGATAGACTTTTTAATAAGCAATTGACATGAATCCCCTATCAAATACAAATGTTTGATATCCCGTATAGTACATGTTTAGAGAGAATGTCTCGGTTGCAATATCTATACCAGAATCCGTATCCAATTTTACTTCAATATTAGTCTTGTCAGATTGAATTTGACTAAAATCCAAGTTCCCCGATGGTTCCACATTCACCGGATTCAACGAGAAACTATATGTATATATATTGCGAATTGGTCTCGATAACCTTTTTTGATATGGAATGAGAAATTTGAAATATTCGTGATTCGTTTTTGTGACCTCGGGTAGCCTATTTCCATTTATATAGAAGCTCGCCTCTTTCATTATGGGATACAACGTTGTACTTTCACCTTGAAAGTCCAAAGTTGCCGAAAAATTGAACCGATTTTCATAAAGGTACTCACCACCTGAACCACCACCTTCCGCATCGTCTTCATTTTCAAAGAGAGTGTTTCTCAAAAACCAATGAATACATTTCACGGGGATGTTAGGTACCAAGTTATTCTTAATGACATCTTCATTGAGTTCACTCACAGCCACTGAGTGCTTCCGTACGAGATCTGTGATCATAACCTGTCTCTCACTCGCCAAGAACTTTCTTTCATCTGGGTTCACGGTGATCTCTTCAGTCACAACGTTGAAAGAAGGAAGTGTCACTGTATCCGTTGTATTTGTAAAAAATGTCTGTTTGTGGAATTCAAACTCAAACTCAATCTTCTGACGAAAGATTGAACACACGGGGAAGTATGGTCTATTTGGTTTATTTGTACCGTACTCATCACTCGCAAATTTGCGTGAAAAGAAGAAGTGAATTGGAATGACAAGGTCCGCATCATATTGGGCAACACTCCCACTTGTGGGGGCATCATCAAAACCAAGGTTTCTATTTACAAGAAATCTATTTGCTACCTTTTCAGAAACTTCTAAATAAAGATCGTCATAGATAATTCCCCAATCATCGTGGATTTTCTCAACTTCAATGTCATCTACATACATTGTCACACTCTTGAGGATGTGTCTACCTAATTGATCCGCGTAGTTTCCGTCACTTATACCTGGCATAGTTATGCTCAAGTACATATTACTCAACAAGTCTCCCATATTTGTTGGGTTAAATTGAACTTTAATTGTCTCACTGAATGGCCACGAAGGTTTTGCGTTACCAGGTTTCACAACATTCTTACTTCGGTGGTACTTCCTAAAGTCTGAGTGTCTCTTATCAGTGGTATAATTAAAGAAGGATTCTTCTGGATCTTTGGAAAGCAAGTATGTATCTTGCTTCCCAATAGCTTTGAGCGAAATTTTCGCAGCTTCACCCATACCTACTATTGCTTACATATTTTTAATATCCATTTTCCACATATCAATGTGTGAGGTACCCTTCATAACTTCAAGTTCTTCTCTGGCCTGTTTCGCCTCCTTGAGAAGATCTCTGACACTCTCCTCGGTATACTGTACCGTTTTGATATTGAGGAGGTAGTCGTAGGTACCGCCAATTTTGGGAAAAATTGCGGCAAGTTGTCGTTCAAGGTCGTCCTTCTTCCGTTTGAAGACCACAATGTCACCCTCAATGACCATTGTCACAAACTTTGATTTGTAGCCACACATAGTGGCGCGCATCTCAAGAACTTTGATGAGGTGCGCCTTTCTCTTCACGTAGTGGTCAAGTCTCAGATCCACAAAGTCTTTCAAAATTTCCTCGGGGCTTGAGTACTTGTATATGCCCTTTGTGGGGTGGAAGAGATGCATATTTGACACGGGGAATGTCTTGCGCAACTTGAGATCTTTGAGTAGATCTTTACCTGTATATCCCATAATTTCGAAATGAACATCCTCTGTAGTACTGTTATTTGTGAAACCCCCAATCAACTTCTTTTCAACAAGTCCATCCAAGTATTCCTTGTAATCTTGCGTCCATCGTCCTGGTGGTAATTCGGTGATCACAATATTTGTACCTGACCACTTCCACACACCTTCCATCATCCAAGTGTCTTCCTCCTTGTGAACCACCCCCTTGAAACCTCTGAACCAAGGTCGCATAGGTACGATAGCCTTGCCATCAAGAACTCTCTGGATATTCTCCTTGATATCCTTGGGGTTGAAGGGTGGTACATAGCAACTAAATCCAGTCCCGATACCCTCCGTACCATTCACGAGCACAAGGGGAAGCGTTGGCATATAGAAGTCTGGTTCAATCTGACGACCATCGTCTTCCAAGTAATTGAGAATTGGGTCATCACGGGGATCAAAAATCTTACGGGTCTCCTTGGATAATTTGGTGAAGATATAACGCGTTTGTGACGCATCCTTACCACCCATAAGACGAGTACCAAACTGACCACACGGCTGAAGTAAGTTGATGTTGTTTGATCCCATATAGTCATTTGCCAACTTCACAATAGTATCTGCGAGAGAGACCTCACCGTGATGATAGGACGACTTATCCGCGACATATGCCGCCAATTGCGCCACCTTCATTTCATCTTTGAGGTTCTTATGAAAGCATGCAAACATCACCTTACGTTGTGAGGGCTTGAGACCATCTGCCATATGGGCAATGGAGCGTTTGAGATCCGCCAAGCTGAAGTTGACCAAGTCCTTGTGTATGAAGTTGGTGATGTCCAACTTTTTGATTGACCCATAGGAAACCTCAAGTTCTGAGGCATCCTTTGCTGTACTCTCTAGGAGCCACGTCTTTCGGTCATCCGCCTTCTTCTTGTCAAACGCAAGAACAATAGATTTGTCTGTCATAATATCCATATCAAACTTAACCGTGAGATCTTGGATCTTCTTGAAGTACTCCCGAGCCTCTGCAGACGTTGAAGTACCGAGACCCTTGTAGTACTTAATTCTCCATCCAGGTTGTCCATTACCATACCATGTGCGGAATGCAGAGTCTGTGTAGAAAGACTTTACAGTGGCACCCTTTGTAGCTTTGATGATTGGTGTGACCATAGAGACAACAAAGCCCAACTTGAGTAAACTTGGCCAGAAATAGTGAATCATATTGAGAATGAGACCCTTGATGTGTGAACCATCATTATCGGCGTCTGTCATAATCATGAGGCGACCATACCGAAGTTCAGATACACTGGTATATTCCTTACCCTGTTGGAGACCCAAAATCTTCTTGAGATCATTAAACTCTTGATTGGATGTGAGTTGGGCTACAGAGGCGTCCCGAACATTCTTACACTTCCCACGGAGCGGGAAGACACCATAATGATCACGACCAACAACAGAGAGACCAGCGACTGCGAGAGTCTTCGCAGAATCCCCCTCTGTCACAATGAGAGTACAATTCCCAGATTGCGCTGTCCCAGCCTTATTCGCGTCGTCCAACTTAGGAATACCAGTAATCTTGGACTTACGGGTTCCATCAGATTTTGAGAGTTCCTTCATCTCCTTGAACTTGGAGAGTGCCAAGAGTTCATCTTGAATACCAGTCTTGAGGGCATTTTTGATGAATGTCTTTGGTGGCTCAAACTTACTTCCAAAGTCTTGAGCCTTTGAGGTACACTCAGACTTGACTTGACTCGAGAAGGTTGGGTTCTCAAGGGTTGCCTTTACAAAGATGTTGAATGTATTCTTGACCTGTTGTGGCTTCAACTTAATCTTCTTAGCCATCTCCTCGATGACACCCGCAGCAACATAGGATGCCACATGATCCACGTGAGTTCCACCCTTTGTTGTAGAGATACCGTTCACAAATGATACTTGTTCAAGGCCATTCTCCGAGGGGCCAATACACACTGACCAGCGATCGGTTGTAACTGAACACACATCGGTGACACCTTCGTGCATCTTGGCATAGGCCTCAAAAGGTGTCTTGGGTAGGGCTTCACCTTGAAACTTCACTTTACAGTTGGGTGTCGTACAGATGTTTGCGTCCCAAACTCTCTTCTCAAATATCTTGTAGATTGAGGCATCCATCTTTGTCATACCGAATCTCTTCCAATCTGGAATGAAAGTGATGGAGACTGAAGACGTTGCCCCAGAATGTTTTGTAATTTTTGGTTCGTGACACTTGGTCATGTTATCAGTCCACTTTTGGGTATAGGTCTTCTTGGCTTCGTGATCCTTAATCACGATTGAAAACTCGGAAGAGTAGATGTTGGTGAGTTTGGCACCATAGCCGTTGCGACCACCCACGATCCGCTTCTTGTTATCGTCATAATTGGTACTTGTGAGTAGGTGTCCAAATGTGAGTTCGGGATTCCATACACCCTCCTTCTCATGCATCTTGACACCAATACCACCAAGAGGTCCATTATTCTCAATAGTAACAGATCCAGCGTCTTTGTCTACCTCAACCGAGATATTCGTGACGTTTTTGGGGTGCATTGAGTTTCTATCAATGGCATTGACGAGTATTTCATCAAATATCTTGAGAAGAGCTGGTGAGTATGAGAGATCCTTTTTCTTGAATTTATTATCAGTCTTGTAAAGGATCCAATATGATTCCGCCCCAAGTTCCACTGGACCAACATAAGAATCCGGTCTCTTAAGGACGTGTTCAATGTGGGTAAGTTTTTGAACGCTCTCACCCATATTTCTTGATTTCTTAATAAAAGAGGCTTTCACTTAAGCTATTTTCTTCAAGAAACAAAGGTAGGGGGTCTTTGATTTATGATTTTTTACCAATTGCACAAGTT